TATCAGGGACACCCAGTGCGCTACCGGACGATGTAACAGCCGTTGGCATCTTGACGTACTCGATCTTTAGCCCGTCTGCAATGTCGGTATCCGGCATGGGGTAAAAGGTTATTACGCCTGCTCGCTCGTACCATCGCAGCGGGTACTTCTGAGTTGCTTTGCCCTGAGGGTCCTCGGAAAGAATAAACTCCCTGTAAACCTGAGGTGAAAGATTCTTGATTGGCCGGCCCTCGACAAAGAGTGCCTCAATTAGCTGGACTCTGTTTGAAGGAAAAGTGTACTCGGCTTGGCCTGCAATTATGTCTGTAGTGGTTGTGGCTTTTAGGATTGGGTTGTTATTGACAATCTCCTGCTGCCCGTCGTTGATCCAGCGATAAATTACATCGTCAGTTAGCTGAGCTCCGGAGTTGTCACCGAATTGCGTCTTAACTCGATCTACTACGTCGAGGGCTGTGTACGTGAAGATTTCTGCTGGCATTAGCGCTTAAGCACCTTTCCGTCATGCTTGTATTCGTTCTTCTTTGATTTCATGATTGATTCCATGACATCGCGCCGTCCCTCTTGCCATTCTAGCTCACGTTTTGCTTCTACGGCCTTATTTGCCATGGCTAAGATGTGAAGCCTGTTTGTCTTTGAGTTTGGATCTGAGCTGTTATTGTCTAGCAACCAAGCAACTAATCTGTGGTCTAGCTCTGATTCTGGAAGGGTTCTAATTACGTAGGGCGGCATTAGGTGCGGCTCATCTACGAGAGCGAAGGGTTCATTGGGGTTCCAGCTTGGGTGCAAGCTATCTAGCCTTAGCAACCTCACAGTTGGGAAAATGTCTTTTATTACTGCCCCGACCCGGCGCTGCAGGTCGGTGTAAAGCCCATCGATCTTGTCGAATGATATGTATTCCATTTTGGTCTCCTCTTGTCTCTACCTATTATAATAAAAAACTTGCTGGGCTAGGTGAGACGGCCCTAGCCCAGCAAGTATCTTTTACGCTATTTTTATAGTTCAGCGATGTTAGATAGTACCGCGTGTGCATTCCTGCGGTAAGTACCTAGCTGGCTGTACTGGAAGTAGCGACCTTCGTATGCGTCGGTGTTTGCAACGCGGGACCACATTGAACCATCGCGGTCCATCCATGACCAGTCCTTCTTGCGGTTGAGTACGATCTCTTTCGAGGAAAGAGCGTAGAGAGTACCCTTTGGAGCAGCGTAGTCAGAAACGAACTTGATTGGCTTACCCAACGAGTCGAATGAGAATGCACGCTGTCCACCTTGCAGTGTTGCACCGTTAGTGAACTGACGCAATCCTTGTAGCAAGTTCCAGTAAGCGTTGAACACTCCTGGGCTTGCTAGCATGACGTCAACATCTCCACCTTGCTTGTCAACACCCTGTACGAGGTTGATCAAGTTCAGCTCAGTTAGAGTACCTGGGGTACCCTCAGTGCCTAGTGTTGAGACGGTTGACTTCCAAACTGGGTAGTCTGTTGGGTCGATGTCGTGCAGCGAACCTGTGTCGCTAACGATACCCGCGAGACCTGTCCACTCCTTGCCGAAGTTGTTCACTCCGTTAGAAGAACGAACAAGGATGTCATCGGCTGAGACGTTGGTGCCAAAGGTTCCAAGGGTACCGGTTACAGTAACGATCTTGGTTGCTTCGTTGATCCCAGTGATTTCGATTGAAGATGCAGCGCCGGACTGTTGCTTTGCTCCCGTTGCTGGATCTGAAATATCAATGGTCATACCAACCTGTAGCCAGTGAACACTGTCAACTTCAAGCGTGATGCTTGATGGCTGAGCAACAACAACGGCTAGCGTACCGGTTCCATCGCCGTAAACCTGACGGTTTAGGTCAACGGATAGGTCGCGCTTTAGGCCAGTGATTTCCATGTCAACAACGTTGATGAAAGCCTGGTAGTCATCTGCGGCCTGCTCGAATAGCTGACCGTCTACCTCAATTGAACCGTAAAGGTTGGTTAGGAATAGGTGAGCTTGCTTGTACTTCTGTGCCCCAGCTGCGGGCAATACTTCACGAACGCCACGTGCACCAATTCCTTGGTTACGCCCGAGGTGAGTATCAAAGATAACTTCCTTACCGTTACGAGTAATGTTTGACGCTGACGATTCAATAAGCTGAAGCGCAGGGTTCTTGTCCCTGAGCTGCTCGTGAAGGTCACCATAAACAAGCTTAATCGCTTCAGAGGCGAAAGTCAGTATAGACTGTCCTGCCATGAGTTTTAACTCCTATTATAGATATGGGTTTTGGATCGCCACCGTGCCCTGACCCCGAGTGTGGCTGTATCTTGTGTTACTACTAGAATACCACACAGAACATACAAAAACCCGAGCCAAACGAGGCTCGGGCTAGTGTACTGTCTACTACAAACTGTTTGCAGTTCCTTTGAGCTGAGCCTGGAACATTTGCTCTAGCATCTCTTTTTTGCCTTTTCCATCCTTAGGAATGGTTATAGCGTCTGAGGGCATACCTGCGCCGCCGTCAGTACCTAGCACCATTGGAGCTGCTTCTCTTGGAAGATCGCTACGGGTCTTGTACTTTACGCCAGTGATTTCTGCCAGTTCTCTAGCTGCGGTGTAGATAGTTGCATCTTCACCACGGTCGAGCTGAACCTCCATGAGCTTTAGAATGCGATCCATAGTTGGCTGAGGAATATCGTACTTGGAGTTTACTTCCTGCACCTGAGATTCTAGGATTGCTTGCTCTTTGATAACTTCTGCCTCGAACTTGCTGTCATCCATGTACCTTTGCTGCTCGGCTATTTTTGCGTCGCGGCTCTCAAACTCTTTCCGGATAGCTGGGTCCATCTCGTAATCGCCTGAGTTGCCGTCTTCTTCAATAGCGTCTGCGGTTTCTTCAGCGACCTCAGCTTCATCGATCATGCCTTGGCTGCGAAGGTGCTCAGCTAGGTTTCTGTAAAGAGAAACTGGGTCATTTACTGCGACGTCTGCAAGCTTTAGGCTGTCCCTAATTACCGTGGCGTCGTAGTCCATGAACTCTTTGAATGGCTCGAACTTATCTAGCTGTGATTGGAAGTCCTTGCCCTGCTCCTGTAGGTGCGGCATGATTTTTGCGTGCCACGCTTCTGGAAGTTCTGCAAGTATCCTCTCGTAAGCAGGGTTGACCTTTTCTGCTACTTCGGGTGCTTCAACCTCTACTTCAGTTTCAGTAGATTCTTCGTTTTCTTCTGGGTTTATGTTTATTTCTTCGGACATGCGTCTCCTATCCTAATTGCTGATCTGTCATCCCTGATTGGGCTGGGGCCTCAACGGCTGATTGCTGCTGAGGAGCTTCTCCTTGTGCTTGCTGCATTTGCTGCTGCATTATCTGCTGAGCCTGTAAGGCTTGCTCGTGCATAGCAATGTGCTTTTGGAACTCTGCCTTTACGATGTCAGGCAATAGCTGGAAGGATTGGCTCTTCCGGAATCTGTTGTGCACCTCGACGTGAACAGCGTGGTTATCCCACACGTTGACGGCGACCATAGGAGGAACCTGTAGAGGCTCTCCGGTTTCTGGATTTATCTTGTCCTCATCGCCGTTAGCTGCGCCTTCGTTCCAGTTCTCTTCTAGCTCCTGGATCATCTCTTCGGTAACCTTCTTTAGCATTAGGTTCTCTCGCTGAGCTGAGTTCTCGTCGATCTTGATGATGTTGTAGTACTGCTTTAGCATTCCCATTTCGAGTACACGTAGACCGTCCTCTGGTGGGATAAAGCCCATCTTCATCCATTCGGTAACTAGGGCCTGTCGAGCTGCCTTGCTTGTAGGCAATGCTGAGCCAGACTCAACCCGGATATCCGTACCGGATGCAATGTCTGCACCTGAAAGCATCATGGCGTCAAACGAGCCATCGGAGCCAGTGATCTTGATTAGTCTTGCTTCGTCAACGTACTGGACAAAAAGACCTAGAGACTGCTTGGCCATTCTCTGAACGCCAGCTTCGATGCTGTGGAAGATTGTAGTCAAGTAAGCATCGTCACGCTCACCAAGGTAGGCAATGGCAGTTGCAGCTGTTAGTCCACCGCTTTCGCCACGGGATACTTGGTGCTGACCTGAGATGTCCTCGAAGTCAGATTGCAGCTGCTGAATTTCTTGGATTACGTAGTTAGGCAACGGCTGAATTGGAACAGGCGATGGCCTAGCAAATCCTGGGCGAACTGGGATCCAGATGCCCGCACGAGCTGTGATCTTTCGTGGGTCAACTGAGCCCTCGTCGTACATCATCTGAGGCTTAGCCATTAGGTTCTTGGCGTGGATGATCTGTGAGCGAGTGCGGTTGTATTCTCTCTGCAACGGGATAAGACTTCTAATAACCGAGCGGCGGTAGAACTTACCGTTAGAGATACCAGTTAGGTGAGAGAAAGGATACTCGCCGTGGTGGTAAGGGATGCCGGTTTCGGCGAACTGAACTATCTCAGTGTCAACGATTGTAATCAATCCACCGTTAGGAACTTTTGAGTTAGTGTTCGGCTTGATCCACATTTCTATTACGAGGACGCTGTCAGGCTTTGCGTTTTCAACGCCACGCAGATCCATCAGCGAAGCATCTTGGATCTCGCTAGCAGATACCTTTGCTGGCTTGAAGTCCTTAGGCAATACGTTGCCAAAGCTTCTCTTTACCCACTGCTCGCTCTTAGTGTAAACATTTAGAACGTAAGGCTGCTTCTGTAGGTCTTCTTGAGTTAGGTCAGGTACAAACAAATGGAACGGAGAGATGGTCTCGAACTTTACATCGCCCATGGAGGTAACTTGGCGATCTATTGTCTTCTCGCCGGTCATCTCGTCTACAACTTTTCTTGAGGAGTAGTGCTTGACGTTAGGATCCCAGAAACATTTGATAAACCCGTTACCACATACTGAGCGCCAGAACTCTGCTTTTTGCAGGATGTCAGTTTGGAAGTTGTTGTCTTGGTAAATTGACTCCCAGACTTGTTCGCCAGCTGTGGCGGAAAGCAAGTCATCCTCATCGTTAGATGCTGGGACTACAGTTGCCGATGGCTTCTGAGCAGTTGTCTTGGCGATCTCAGTTCGCACGATTGGCTCGATGCGGTTGACTGTAATGCGTGGTAGCTGAGCTGGGTTTGGCTCTTCAGCTAGACCTTGCTTGCCTGCAATTGTTCGCCAGTCGTGATACTGGTAGCCGTTGTAAAAAGCTAGCTGGATGTACCAGTCATTCTCTTCTGCCTTACGGGCACTCTTGCACTTCTGGTATTCAGACTTTACCCAAGCGACTAGGTCCTTGGCTCTTTCCTGCTTCTTGAACTTGTTGAGTACGCTATCTTCTAGCATCTCTCCGTCCTGAGCGGGAGGCGCTTTTTCATACATCTCAGATTGACCCGGCTGCTCTAAATCATTCATCGCCATTGTCTAGACCTATATCTTTCCAGAGCTTATCTTGCTGTTTTTCAAACTGCAATAACTGCTCATATTCTTCGCCTGTAGTGTAAGGCCCATTATAGCGGTCAAACGGTTGACTTTCGGGTGTGCCGGCCTGCAGCATCTGATATGCCATTGGCTCCTTACTTGCCAAAAGATTCAAGGCTTGGCTAAGCGCCTTCCCTCTTTCTTTGTCTTGTTTCAGCTGGAGGTCCAGGCTTTGCTTCAATGCTTCCAACGTCGGCTTTATCACTTTTGACGCTAGTAGTGCGATCGTTACGAGGGACGCTAGCCAGAGCAGCGACGAAGTCAGTAAGAATACCGTTGACATTTATGGTTAGCTCCTTTAGTAGTAACGGAGCTGCGCCGATTTGGCTTTCAAGCTCCTGAACTCTTGCTGTAAGTTTTGCAGTTTCTGATTCGTGGATTTGCTTAGATACCATTCCCGTAAAGGTTGCGATCTCTACAAGTATGTTGTCGCTAAGTAGTATGGGTAGAGCTTCGCCTTGAATTACTAGCGAGCCAACTTCCCAAAGATTTGTTGTCTGTCCGGAAAAAACACAAGCTGCTGGGTAAGGAGCCCCTGCTTCGTAAAAGCGAAAAGCGGGTTTCATTGTAGTCATCTCTATCCTTCTAGGTTGATTGTTGAACCCGGCACCGACCAGCCAGATCCCCAAGAGTCACGGTCATCAGTTTCCTGAAGTGGTGTAGATGGCGAGAACCTCTCGGCAAACATTGAATGGAACTCTTCTCGAACTACTGCGCCCGACAATTCTTCCGGCGTCAAATCGTCCATGAATGTCATGGCGTACTTCAACGCATCGTAACAATGATTGTCCTTATCTCTAATATCTTCTTGTCTATTATGCTGCTCAGCTACTTTAGCAGATGCCCACTTCTTCCACTTCAATTTTGGGATTTCTGCTATCAAGTTCGGGCAGTCATCCGTAAACATCAGCCGAGGCTTTTTAGTCTTAGGGTGTTGACGTAGATACTTTTGGATGCGCTCAAGGCCAATTCGCCGGTCGCGGGGAATCGAATCTACCGATATATAGATCCCATGCTTTTGGTATTCCTGAAGAATGCTAGTCCCAGTTTGTTCCTTAGTCTGCTTGATGGCAGGGTCACCAGTAGTAAGCCAAACCTCACAGCCATACTTTGCTTCAATTTCTTTCGTGATTCGGTTGACGATGACGGCATGCTCCTCAACCGTTTTCTTAGAAGCATAGTGTTCTTCAAAAACTGTAATCGTTCCGTCGGGGGCAATGGCAAGCCACAGCCATACTGTTGGATTGGTATAGCCAGAATCCATCGTCCGAACAATCCTGTGATCAGGTGTTGGGGTAAAGTCCCCTTTGGGGATGCAATGTGTAAGTGGAGAGAAATCCGGGAAGACCGAGCCACCAAGATGCACGTATTGCCCTTTGGATCTAATCTCTCTTTCCTCGGGTGGTAGCATGTCAAGGAATCTGGTGATGGCCTCTGAGCTAAGTGTGGGGTTGTCAAAAATCTGCGCTTCGGTGACTCCAATATCTTTTTTTCCATCCTTGGCGGGTAAGTAGATCTCATCGTAAATCCATTCCATACCCTCGACGGGCGTTTGCGACATCCACCATACGCCATTGGTGTCAACCAGTCGAGCAAGGCACTCACGAAAGATTGTCTGCGGGCACTCTTCGTCATAGTGAACAAAGTGCCTGGAGGATCCTGCAAACTTATCTAGGTCCTGATCTTGTGACATGAACTCTACAAAGCTGCCGTTGTTTAGGGTTAGCACATGGCGCTCGCGAGAATAGCTGTCTGACCAGCTGCCATTAAGGAGGTATGTCTTTGGAAGCCATTGCTTGTAAAGCGGCAGGATAATTTTGTCGACACCGTTTAGGAAGTCAACTGCTACTACCCTTCCTCGGATTGGTCCGTCAGGGGTACTTCTAAAAGGATGCGTATGGGTAAGCCACCAAATCGCTTCGATAGTACTCCCAAGACTTTTTCCTGATCTGTTCCCACCAATGTACAAACGGTCATGGTGAGTATCTGAGTGAAAGAGCTGTTGCTTGTCGCTAGGGACGTAGTCATACAGATTAGGGATACGGGACGCCTCGCCGAGACCCTCGCCGAGTTCAAGAAGGACGGACGCCAGATCATAGCTTTCCTTAGCCACTGACTAAGCTCATTAAATCGCTGACTGTGACGCGAACCAGAGGACCAACATCAGACAGGCTAGCGTTATGAAGATGTACCAAATCTCCGAGTTTCGCGTATGCCCACCATTCGCCGGCCCTTGGGTAACCAACCCCAGCACGCTGAGTAACAAGAAAACCAAAACGAGCGTTAGCATTTTTCTTCTCCGTCTCTGCTTCTAGGAACCATTTCTTGACCTGTTCGTAAGAAGCTTCCTTGGCAGCCTTGCCACCTTTTACTTCAAATATTATTAGGCCCAAACGTGGGTGACGTAGCCAAACATCGCCTTCGTCGGCAGATCCGGTGAGGACGTTTCGATGAGCTTCTAGCTCGGTGTATCCAACGGACAAGATGTGGTTACGCAAAGCGGTTTCCGCTTTTGTTCCAATTGATTTAGATTTACTCATTATCGTCTCCTTACAG